AGGATGCATGGCCGAACAAGGGTTCGTGCAGTAATCTGGGCAGCCGAACGGGAGTTTTTGTTGAAGCGCTGCGCGTGTACCAGTGTGAAGGCAGCTTGCATTGCCTGAAAGATGGTGCCCCATGCCGAACTGCAATTAAAGTGATTTTTCAACAGCTTGAAAGATTGCGGGACAAATTGGATGTGTGGCAAAGCATTATGCTTTTTGCGTCGCGTGTCCCGCAGAATTCTGTCTACCTGAGGCTGAAGTCGGTAGCGCGGTGCGGTCGTTTGCATGTCGAGCCTGGCTCGCTGCTATCTCCTTACGCGTCAGTGCTCAGAAAGAATTTAACTGAACGGTTAACTAGACTGCTTCATCCTGATCGGCTTCCTCTAGGAAGTCATCTTCATCCTCCACGTGCCCGCCGTATCTATCTTCCCAGCCGATAGCCGGTATCCGGTTTGCATATTTTGAAGGCTGCGCGATTAGGAGAGGGCTGGCTTTCACCAGGGTTTGACCAAGCTCGGATTCCGTATCCACGGTTCGGACGAGACAGTAGATTATGTAGCGGTTTTTCGAACCTTGACGACTAATCGCTGACATCGAGAACAAGTACATTGGATCAAGCTGCCACTCGACACGTATCTGCCGCCTTTTGTAGTGCATGCAAACTGCTGAAGTCGCGTTCGTTATTGGCGTTTCCGGACGATTTGAATACACCCCTCCTATAAAAAAGGCGTATCTTCCTTCCAGTTGCAAGGCCGCCTTCTTTCCACGATCGATTGCTTCTGACAGGTCGGCGAAGTCCAGACGATCAGCTATCCTGGCCAGCAACTCCCGATAGTGATGTGCTTCACCTGAATTGATATAATCGAAGAGGTATCTTCCGCCAGAGAGATTTTCTTGCACAAATTTCTGCTGAAAGTGGCCGTCCGCGTCGAGAACACCTTTTGCCGTTAGCTTTCTCCTGGCTGCAGTATCAGGGATGCGCTCAAATATATCTAAAGCGAGTTCTTCAAGCCGGCGTGGATTAAAGTAGTCGATCGCGCCGTCAACAACATCGACAGATCTCGCCGCTTTCGCAGCATTTGCTTTCTCGACCTGTTGTTCCCATTTTTCTTTTGCTTTCCCCAGCTGCCCTTGTGATATGCCCAACGTCAGACCGCTGTTGTGTGCGAGGTCATGGTCCGTAGGGCAAAGAACGATGAGATTGCTGTAACTATTGTTTTGAGATTGAGCATAAGGCTTGATGTGATGAACAATGAAGGATGTGCTTTTGACGCCTTTGCAAATGTTGCAGGTGTAGTTACTTCTTTCCAGCAACGTATCGAGCGTGTCAGAGTCTATTGGGGCTCTTTGCACCGCCTGTTTTAGGGTCTGAGCTTCCTCAAGAGTTAGGTTAAACTTGTTGACGATATCTGCGATCGCCAAGTTCCGCACCTTGGATACCGTCAGGCCCACATTGGCCGCTCGTTCAGCTAAATGCGATGTCACTCCGTATTGCAGAAATGTTTGAATGTTTGACGTAACGCGGTTCATCTGGAGCCCTGTCTGCAAAACGGAATTGCCTTTATCAGAACCTGCAAATTTATAGCCATTGCACGACGGCAATCATTTTGGGATTGCCCTACTCTTCCTGCGCTCCAGCAGCCACGCCGCGAGTAACGCGGGCGATAGGAGCACGACCTCCATAATCCAGTTGACTATGTTGAAGGGACTGTAGGTTTCTTGCACCCGCCCTAGACCACCCCAAAACCCATCATGCATGAACATTCCGGCCATGGACACCAAGTTCACCAGAATGGCGATGCCGATCCAAATATTGATAAACCATTTCAAGAAAACGTTCATGACGCTGCCCCGCTGTGCCTCATAACTAGCGCCGGCAGTTTTGCAGGTTGTGCAGGATTAGCAAGAGGACAACCCTGATCATCCGAAAGGTGGAAGTTGCGCGTCCTCTTGACTCTTTTGACCTCCAGAACATAATGAGAACATCAAGGCGGCGATAACGAGAAACGAGGAAGATTTATGCCGCGCGATATCCGTGAGGTCACACCCGCATATGAAACTCTGCGCTTTGTCGCCGCAGTCTGCATCGGCAGAACTAGCAAGCAGACCAGACGCGACTTCGCAGGCTATGCCGTGGGGAAGCGCCGTAAGCTCTCTGTTGTCCCTTACATCGCGGCGGACATGGCGAAAGAGGTGATCCGATCGGTGAATGTCACCAACGGCGGCATGGTGGTTGCGCCGGACGAGATTGCCGCCAAGATCGAGGCGATCTTGCTTAGTGTCACTGACGAACAGGCGTTCAAACTGGCGAGCCACGTAACGGACGAGAAGGACGAGGTGGTCGATTTTATCGCCGATCAGGTGCGAGCCCTCATGCTCTCTGACTATACGGTGACCGAGGTCGAGCGGGAACCGGTGGTACGCGTGCCGGAGGAAAACAATGGGTGGCAAAGTTTCGAGTCGATCAAGTGCGATGAAAAGCCGCGCTACAAATGGCGGCACACATGGTCGGACCGAAGTGGAAATGACTTTGTTGGTTATAAGAACGGCGCCTGTCTCGGGCGCATATTCCAGATCGACTATACGATCCAGAGCAAGAAATGGTTTTGGCTGGTGGAGCATGTCGCACTTGAGCGGCCCGAACGCGAAAGCCGCACGGCAGGATGGGAGCGGTCGGCCAGGGAAGCGGCGTGCCGAGTCGAGCAATCCTATGACGCCATTATGCGATTGAACGGGAAGCAGCCTTAGGGAGGCAGAATGTGTAATCTTTACAACGTGACGACCAATCAGGAATCCATTCGCCAGATCACCAAGGCGTTGATCGACAGCGTCGGCAACCTTGAGCCGGAGTTGGACCTCTATCCGGATCAGATGGGGCCGATCGTCCGGAATACGGCTGCCGGCCGGGAGCTGGTGAAAGTTCGATGGGGACTGCCCTCTTCTCAGAAAGCACTTCTGGACGCTACGACAAAGCGAGCCGACAAGCTCCGCGCCAAAGGCAAGCAAATCGACTTCGACGAGCTTCTGAGGATGGAGCCCGATGGCGGTACGACGAACGTCCGCAACACATCGAGCAAACATTGGAAGAGATGGCTAGGCGTGGAGAACCGTTGCGTTGTGCCCTTCAACCGATTTGCCGAGCCTGATCCTGCCAGCAAGGTCGAGGGAGGAAGAACGCCGAACGCATTGTTCGCCGCCAGCACGGATGAGCCGTTGCTGTTCTTCGCAGGGCTATGGGTGCCGCAATGGCGGTCTGTGAGAAAAGTGAAGGAGGGAGAGATTACGGTCGATCTCTTTGGCTTCCTGACGACGGAGCCGAACCTGATCGTCGAGCCTATCCATCAAAAGGCTATGCCCGCCATCCTGACAAACCAGGACGAAGTTGAGACCTGGCTGACAGCGCCGTGGGAAGAAGCGAAGGCGCTTCAGCGGCCATTGCCAGATGATGGGCTGGTGCTGTTGCCAGCGAAGAAACCCTCGGGGGATGAAAAATGATCGAGAGCCGCGTAAAGAAGCTGGAGAATACGATTGCTGAACTGGATGCCCGCTGCCTGATGCACGATATCATGATCGGACATCTGCTTGGCAGCCTCGGATCGACAACGCCGGATATGCGTGAATTTGCCAATTCCGTGATCGTTCAGGTTGGTCGCGATCTCAAAGATAACGGAATGAGCGCCCTCGGGACGCCCGATGCGCAGCGCTTCGCGAATGCGCTGGCCGCGTTGGAAGGCTTCTCGGACTCACTGCTGGGTTCGATCGACAAAGCGCACAAGGCGGAACTGAACTGATGGGCGATGAAGCGTCGACCATTGCCCGACAGATCCCATCACATCTATTCGAGCACTATTGCGAAGAGCCAGGATGCAAGGTGTGGGGAATGCTCGGTTATGAGCCGGTTAAGGGACAAAACAGCTTTTGGTGTTGGGACCACTTTCCCGATCAGGAATGGGTCGAGGAACGGCGGGCGAGCAGAAGGGCGCAGTCAAACTGATGAGTGAAACAATTCGCTTCGGCGACATCGTCCGGACCAAAGGCATGCGCTCCCCTTCGATGCTGGTGATCAAGCTTCACCTGCAGGCGGATGATACCGAGCTTGCCGAGCTGCTTTGGTTTGACGCGAACATGAATGCCCGTCAGATGACGCTCGACACCAGTCTCCTTGAGCATGTGCCGTTAGACCGTTAGGCCGGCCTCTATGAGGCCGAGCGCCTCGCGCCCATCGGACAACGACTTCGAAAATGATATCCACGAGGCGCCTTGTATGGGCTGTGGCTACGTTGCAGCATATCGCGAAAAAAACCCAGGTTAGAGGTCTTGGCCTACGCCAACGTGTTGACACATAGTAACCTGTATGGGAAAACCGGCTCCGAAGCGGTGGGACCCTGGTGTGCTAGACCAAGGGTCCCTGACGATCATCAGTCGTTTCGCTTCGTCTTGTTTTGAGGGTCATCTCTGTAATATGAGATGGCCTTCTTTACTTCAGCCCAGCTGCGCGTTCCGTTTACTACGGCAAGCCAGCCGAAAGCCAAAGCGGTGATGATCGCCACAACTACCGCTTTCGTGACCATATAGGGTCCCTTTCCTCGGCTGTGGCACTTATGCGGAATTTGCTCCCGCACGATCAAAACACCCTGATAGTGTTTCAGGAACATGACAGCGTAATTGGTCGTTTGCGTTGGATTATCGCACTTATCGTAGGCTAATAGCGTCTGTCATCTTCCTGAAACACGACTCTGGTTTAGGACTATACGGGGTGCGTCAATCGGTTCCGAATTGATTCTGATGCACTTCAAAGCCCGTTAAGTCTCTGATTTTAATACAGTGGGCAGATCGCTTCTAAACCAGAACGCCAAATCCAGCTCACAACCTGCTTAACGTGTGGCGCCTAAAAATATTTTGTGCAATCGAAGAATTACTGCCAGGTATGCCTTCCGGGTCGGCGCAGCAGCGCGATCAAGACAAGTGGCGCCCGGCCACAGTGGCGAGATGTTAAGCTGGCGCCGCGCCCGCAAGGGTGACTCCCCGTTATCGAGCCTGCTCGTGTAGCTTCTAGCATACCTCTCACGGCATCCACTTCCGTCCTCCTCGCGCCCACCGCACTACTACCTCGAAGATGATATCCGCGATCCACATGGCGCAGACGCCGACCACGAAGGCCGTCGCGTTCATGGCGGCAATATCGGGATTTGGCAGCGGCCAGTTGAGCGACCGAAGATAGTAGAGCACCGGCTCCGTCAGATAGGCGGCCGCGATGGCACCGCAGATCGGCGAGGCGAATATCTCTCGCGTCGTGTAGCGTCGGCGGGAAAGTCCGCGCAGGACGCCGCCCATCATTCCTGCAACCGCAACGCCGAGCTTGATGCCAAGAGCATCCATGAAATCATTGATAGCCATTCTGCCCCTCGAATGCCCGAATGTGGATAAGGAAGACGCTCCCCGACTTGAGGCCGGGAAGCGCATAGAACCGTCCCGCCTTACGCGGCTGCTCGCGTTTCCGCTGCGGGCTTGGAGTCGTTGGCAGCGACAGGCGGCTGCGGCTTCAAGATGCCGCTGGCGCCGTCACGCGTCAGGTTCATCGTCACCTTGATAAGGTTGCTGAGAAGCAGCACGCCGGCCGCGACCTTGGCCGCCGTCGTGTCGGACATGCCAAGGCCAGTCCAGTCGACCGTCAGCAGTACGCCGAGGATGAGGCCGAGCAGATTGATGATGTTATGCACCAGGTTCGTGTTGAACATGGGAATGCTCCTGATTTGAAAAGAGGTTGAGGGAGGATCAGCCGCCGGCTTTGGCGGCTTGAATGTCTTCGATCGCCTGCAGGACTTTCGAGACGGACGACTGCAGGGTGACGGAAGCGGGGTCGGCGCAGAAGGTTTGCACGCCGGCATAGGTCTGCCGTTCGGTGTCGATGACCTTTTGCGAGTAGTGGACGAAGATGCTGGAGAGCTGAAACAGGCTGTGTGCCGCCTCAAGCTTCGGGCATGCGTCGTTAAGGCCGCTCTCGATTTTCGAGTTTGTCTTGTCGACCTGTTCCGTGGTTACGCAGCCGGACAAAGCAATGCCGGCCGCCATTGCGAAGAGCAATGCGCGCATGATGAAGATCCTTCGATGTCAGGGAGGGAGAAAAGAACCGCCAGCGGCGGCATGCATCAACGCGCCGCTTCGAGCGCCGCGAGGAACTTCTTGGCATAGCCGGCGATGTCGCTCGCCCGATCCGTGCCGTTGATGATCTTGCGGGCGCCGACCCAATCGGTCGCGGTGGCGCTGAAATAATCCGCAAGCTTCTTGCCGGTGAAACGGCCGTTGATCATGCCATCAAACAGGATCTCGACGGCCCTGAGGGGATCGAGCGCCTTATCCGGATCGTCGGCAATGCCATACTTGGCGTAATTGTCACGACCGGTTATCTGCACCAGGCCGCGCCCACGATAGCGATAGCCGTCGCCGCTTGCCTCGCTTCCATTGCCCATGCGGTTCGCATAGGCACGATTCGCGATGCGTTGCGGCTGACGGGCATAGGCGGCCGCCTGCGAGGCGTTGAAGTATTTCGGGAAGGTGGCGCGCAAGCCATCGGCCGAATAGTTGAGGTTTTCCGAGACGGCGCACATGGTGTTGTCCGCCTCGTGGAACGCCGTCGCCAGCATGTAGGCAAGCCAGCGCTGATCGAAAGGCTTCGTCTGCCACTCGACAAGAATGGCTTCCATGCCGTTGACCTGGTTCGTCGACAGGCGCCCGCTGAACAGCGAGAGGCGCACCGCCGCGAAGAATTTCGCGTGATCCATGATGATGATCCTGAATGAATTGAGTTTTCGTGCGGCCGACTAGGCGGCCGACTGCAAGCCGGCGATCGTCGCCTGCAGCTGCAGAATGGTGGCGTCGGCTGCGGCGAGCCGGTCGTTCAGCGTGAAAATCTGCCCCTTCAGCATGTTTTCGTTGGCGGCACCCGCAGCCTGCACGTTGGTCAGCTCCGTGCGCAGCTGGTCGACATCGGTGCTGACAGTCGCAAGATCGCCGTGCGCCTTCGCGAGGTCTGCATTGACCGTGTCGAGTTGGCCGGTCAGAGCCGTGATCTGCGTAGTCTGCGCTGCGACCTTGGCAATGGCATCGCGGCAGGCATCCTCCATAATGGGGCTGGTCGGAAAGCCAGCAAGGTCAATCGGCTGCGCCGGCAGCACATCATCCTTGATGATCTCGCCATCGAGCGTGATGCGGCGCAGGTACTGGACGTGGGCACCGGTCGGCGTGCCGTCAGGGCCGAAGCGCACCAGCAGCTCGTAGGGAAAAGTTTGATCCTGAATATCGGGCATGAGAGATGTCCTTATGCGTGAGGGTTAGGAGACGATTGCGCCATCCGGAAAGCGCCAGCTGGAGCCGTCCGAGATTGCCTGGCGTTTGTTGGCGGTTCCGTTGGACACATAGACGATGCCTTGCGGATTGGCGGCCGCAGATGGCAGCGTGGACACGGTGAATGAAGGCAGTTTAGGAGCAGAGTTGAAAGCAACGATGCCGGTTGACCGCGTGATCGACAGCGGCGCATCGAGAAATGTGCCATCGTCATTCCGTCGCTGGATAATCAGGTCACCGCCGACGTTGCCCCCGGTCTCCGCGATCGTGACCAGAAAGAACCATCTGGCCAGGTTATTGGAATAGAAGCCGAGAATTCTATTTGCATTCGGGTCGCCGTTAATGCCGACCGTGGTTGCCCCGCCTGAAAAGAACTGAGTGCCAGTCCAGGTATTGTTAGAATTCAGCTTGCCGATGGCGTTTCCGCTCACGCCAACACTTTCGAGCGCGGCCGAGCCGAGACCGAGAGATGCTCGCCCGCCCGCAGCTGTGTTTGCTCCCAAACCGCCAGAGGCGATGCCCAACGGCGTTCCTAGCGCAACCAGGCCGGTGGAGCGATTGATATTGATCGCAGAGCCGAGATAGCTCCCGTCATCAGCGAACCGGTCCAGAGAGAAATTCGAGCCTGAATTGGCACCGGTTTCTGTGTTGTTGTTGCCGAGGAGCATTTGCCATCGCAGGTTTCCACCCTTCAAGGTGCGGATAACCGCCGACGACGCGATGTTCGGTGAGAGCGCTAGGATCGCGTCATAGGTGGTGGCGATTGTCTGAGTGGCTGACCAGGTGTTACCCGTGTCCAATCGGCCAACCGCCGCTCCCGCCGTGCCGGTGTTCAAGAGGGCGGCCGACCCGAGCTGCAGAACCGTGCGCGCAGCGGGCGCATCCGCCGCACCCAGCAAGGACCGCGCAAAGGACGTGAAGGCCGTCAGAGCCGCAGTACCCTGACCGGTGAAATAAGCGATCTTGTCGGCCGCCGTCGCAAGGCCTGCGAGGGCATAGAGGACGCCATTCGTCAAAGCATCGAGCACGGCGCGCGTCGAGGCCAGAACGCGCTGCGCATCCGGAGTGAAGGCGATACGATAGCTCGCGGCGTTGCGAGCAGCGCCGGGCCACGGATCGGCAAGCGTGATCGAGGTGTTGCCGTTGACGGACAGGATCGTCACACTCAGACCCGCCGCCATGAACACATCACCGGGCTGAATGCCCGAGGTTGCCCAGGTCGTATTCTGCCCGGTGACGGCGACATCGTTGCTGTTAACCGTTGCCGTGCCGGTATTATAGGTGGTCGGAAGCGCCATCTTATTGCTCCTGTGATTGCGCGTAAGCGTCTATGTCCCGCCAGTCGACAACGGCGGCGGTACGTGCGGCGCGGGGTGTGGTTGCGTTGGCGACGGCCGCTTTCGCTGCAAGCCGGCGTCCTTCAATGAGGGGGGAGACCGTCGCCCAAAGCTGATAGATGGTCAGGATCTCGGCGGCCTTTTCGAAGCGGCTGACTCCATCGGCCGCCGCCTCCATGGAAATGTGCGGCGTCTCTGCATCAGGCACATTCGCGCCCTGCTGTTGATCGGCCGCGATCAGCAGCGCTTCCTGCTGTTTGGCCCAATAGACCATGTCCTGGCCGGCCGTGACGGTGATGAAGCGGGAACGCAGCGCGCCGGCCTGCGCATCGATCCCGTCCTGCAGATCCGCCTTGAGCTTTCCGATATCGGCGCGAAGATCAAACCGCATGGATCGTCACCCGGAAATCTTTGAAGGCGGCAGGTGCGACAAAGGCAAAGCCGAAGGTGCCGATATCGTCGGTCGAGAAATCGAACGAGCCGTCCTCGATGTCGAAAAGCTCGCCGTCGTGCCAGACTGACGTACCGGTCGGAACGGCGAAGCTGACAGCCTCGACGCCATCGGCCGAGATGGTGAATTCAGTCTCCGCGATGATGCTGGCTTTCGGCGTAATGACGCCATCGAGCACGTAGGTGTTTGCGTCGATGTCCCGGTCGAACTGCTCTTGAGGAACCTCGATAGCAGTGAAGCCGTCGCCGAAAGACGCAGCATGCACATCAAGCAAGCTCCGGGCGCATGCACCGCTCTGCCTGATGCGGCCGCTGGCATCGAAGACGATGCAATTCACGATCGGATCAAAGGTTACGGGTTCTTGCTCTGGCAACGCATCGTCTGCCATGTCTTTACCTCTTGTAGGCCGTGGCCGTGATGTTGCTTTCAGCCCAACCGACCGTATTGCGTGGGTTGTTGATCTGAACGGTGTAGGTGTGATTGCCGGGACCGGGCGCGTCGTAGAAGCCGGCGATGGCGATATGACCGGCAGTCCACGCGGTTGTCGTCGTCGTGCCGCCGTTGTTGCCGCCCGAAGTCGAAACGGTGGTCTTGACGTTCGGCAGGTAATAGACCTGCTGGAAGATGACCCCTCCATCGCGCAAGATATTGACGCCCACATCCTGTGCGAGGGTGCTGGAGCCGTTTTGGTTCATCTGCGCGATCGACATGAAGTCGATTGTGACGCGGCCGTCCCCTTCCACGTACACCGTGCAGCTCACCAGATTGACGATGGAATTCGGCCCGACGTTCTGCACGAAGGTAACCTTACCCCATCCAATGGCCGTGCAAGCGCCACCGGCAATGTTTGATGTACCGACCTGCAGCGTGCCGATATTGGCATACTGGATATTGGCGTTGACCAGATAGGTGATGCCGCCGCTGACAGCGAAGGGCACCGCACCATTGTCGATGAAACCGAACTGGCTCGCCGTCACATAGAAGCCGGCCGGCGCGTTCGGATCGCTGGGAACCTGAATATACCAGCCGGCCGATTTCCAGCCGGAGCCGCTGTCGTAGCGAGCCTGCGCGCCGATACGGGTGTAACCGTTCGGCCCATTGACCACTTCCATTTTGAACTTGGCATCGGCCGAGACTTCGCCGACCGAAGCGCTAACCTCCGTTACAGCCGCAGCAGCGGCGGTGATCTGGTCGCCCTGCTGGTTGACCGTCGTCTGCAGGCTGCTCAGGGCTGCCGCGTCCGCTTTGTCGCCAACCGAGTTCTGCAGGCTCGTGATGGCATTGCCCTGTGAGGTGATCGCGGTGCCTTGCTGGCTGACCGTCTGCGACAGCGACTGCAGGGCCGTTGCATCGGCCTTACCCGGCAATGCCGCCTGCAGGGCCGTGACGGCCGTGCTGGTGACCGTGATCGCATTTTCGTTCGCCGTGACGCGGCTGGTCAGCGAGTTCAGCGCGGTCGATGTCGCCAGCCCCGGCAAGGTCGCCTGCACCTGTGTCACGGCCTGCGACAGGATATCGAGGCTCGTCTGCGTCAGGGTGATCTGCGACGTGAGGGTCTGCGAGACCAGCGACAGCGCCGCCTGACCGTTCATCTTGTCGAGGAAGTTTGCGAAGTCCTGCTCGACGCCTTCCATAGACTGCGGAAGGAGCGTGTTTCTGATCGCCCGCACAGACTGGCCGACACTGGCAATGCCATCCGGGCCGCCCATCGCATCGATCTTGCCTGACAGCTGGTCGACACTATCGATGCTGGCCTTGCCGGCGACGGTCTGCGAGAGCGCGGTCAGCGCCTGCCCCTGCGCCGTCTGCGTGTTGCCGAGCGAGGTCACGGAGCTTTGCAAACTGCCGATCGCCGTCGAGTTGGCCTGAACGCTGCCGTTCGTGGTCGTCAGCTGCGCCTGCAGCTGCGTGATGGATTGCGCGTTGGCGCTGTCACCCGAGGCGCGCGCCTGCTGTTCGGCCGCCAACTCGGCACGCGAAGCACCGGGCGACGGCGAGCCGATCGCGATCCAGTCGAATTCGAAATAGTCGGTCGCGCTCTGGACCGACGAGAGATCGATGCGGATCTGATCAACCGCGCCCGACCAGGGCATGTTGAAAGTCAGAAGGGCAATGCCATCGAGATCGAAAGCCGGCGCTTCGTGGACAAGCTGACGGGAAATATCCCAGCCGGCATCACTTGATGATTTCCACCAGACAATCCCCTCCCATGCCGGCGCACCGGTTTTACGGATACGGGCGCGCACCTGACGATATACGTTGCCCAAGATCGCAAGGCCGGTCGGCGACAGCACATAAGGATCTGTCGCGTGATTGGCAGGGCGCAGGAAGCCGTTGGCAACCGTGGGGTTGCCGTTGCCCGTCCAGCCCATCACGGTCGCATCGAAAGTCCAGAGCGAGCTTGCTGCAGGATCGAACTGATTGTCCGTGCCGGCCGACAGCAACGACATGCGGTCGGCGAGAGCCTGATCGCCATCGGCGCGCGCCTGGTCGATCTGCGTAATCTGCGAATGGATGCTGCCGGTGTCCGCCTCGAGCGATATTACGCGCAGCGCCAGCGCCGAGTTGGCAGAGACCGCGACCGTGATCTGATCCGTGAAGCTGGCGACGACGTCGCCGATGCGCGCATTCAGCGTCTGGCGAAGCTGTTCTTTCTGCGTGTACTGCTCATTCGCCAGATCGGCGGCATAGTCGCGGATGGCGGCAATTTCGCTGACCAGATTGCGATAGCGACCGGCCGCCTCCAGTGCGCCGGCAACCCGCTCGGATTGTTCGGCCGCGATGGCATTGGCGCGCGTCTGCGCCTCGTCGAGGATGGCTTGCGCATTCGTCAGGATCTGGTCGGGCAGATCATCGTTGATCCACTGCTGCAGCGTCTGCAGCTGCGAGAGAATATCGGCCGCAAGGTCGACGAAGGACAGGCGCGTGTCGGGCGTCTTGACGGCCAACCACTCCGACCATTCGGTCGCACGCCGGGAATAGGGCAGATAGCGTCCGCGTACCTCGTATTGCGTATCCGGCAAGCACCAGTTGCCTGAAAGCATCCAGCTGTAAGGCGGCGCATAGGCGGTCGAGCTGCTGTCAAAGACGACTACCAATGTGTCGTTGATGCGAACCTGCACCCACACGGCCATAACGTCCTGCAGCTCCGATGCAGCGCCGATCTTGATCGCCGGCCGGCGAGGAACGCCATTCGCATCCATGATAGTGGCAGGCTCAACCGTCCAACCGTCCATCGCCTGCGGCGGCGGCATGACCGGCCCAAGTGGACCGAACACAGGCGGCGTATAGTCGGCTTCCTGATTCCAGTCGTAGTCGCTCGGATCAACTTCGGTCAGCTCAAGCATGACATCGAGGTTGGCATGGTCGGCAACACCATCGACACGAAAGATCTTATTGATGAAGCCGTTGCGCTCAGACGTGAAAGTGACGATATCCCCCGGCTCAACAGGCCACGCCCTTGGCTCAAGAGAAATGGTCAGTCGACGAGCACGCCGCGCTTCTTCAAGCGCCGCCTTCATGATGCGTTGTACCTGGCTGGACCGATAGACCATACCCAGCTGGATATCGGTCATAAGGCGACGGTTGCCGTCCTGCTGTTCAAAGTCCGGCCCATAGAGGGGCGGCGCTGTCTTCGTGTTCCATGCTTCGGCCGGCTCCGGATAGGTGGCGGAAACGCCGTTGACGGTTTCGGCAAGGCCGGGGAACGGCGTATAGGTCTGCTCTTCTGTCGAGAGAATGTCACCGTCAGAGAACGCAAAAACCGGTGCATCGGGCGCACCTGCCCGAAGCTTGTAGATACCACCGATCTCATTCAGATGACCCTGGCAACCGGTCAGGAAGCTCTCAATCGTAGTACCGATTTCGGTATCTACTGAAACTTCAAGACTGGTCAGATAGGTGGGTTCAAGGCCGCTCGGACCTTCAATGCCTGCACGGCATTTGTTGATTTGTCTGATCCAGTCGGCAGAGGGAAGGCGTGCTTGTGTGAGGCTCTGCAGGCCGTAGAGCCAAGCGCCATTGTAGGACATGCCGCGCAGGATATTGTAGATTTGTACGGCCGGCAGGTGGTCGCCATCGCCGCCCCATGTCGACGGATCATTCCACCGCTGCCCGCCGCTACCGCCGGCAGTGCTGTCGCGCGATACGTCGTACAGTCGCGCACCCTGCATTTCGAAACGGAACGTCGGAAAGCCGCTGAATAGCTCGTCGTTGACCTGCGATGTGACGACCGCGTATGCGACGCCGACGCCGACACGGTTTGCGTGGTATGGTCGCCCGCCGCTCGAAACGGTGTTGACCAGAAAAGGATCCGCGACGGTCTGCGTGCCGTCATAGAATTTGATCCACATGTGATTGTTGTTGCCGGTGTTGTATTCCTTAACCGGATAGCCCCACTCACCATAACTTGTATCGCCGACATCGACGGTGACCGGCTCGCCGTTGACCCAAAAGCCGGTCAGTTCCGCGACGGGAAAATCAGCAAGCGCTATAACCTGCGTGAAATATGCATTCGGCGTCTTCTTAGACTTGCCCCAAGTGTTGGCATAGACCAGCGAACCGGCCGTGCAGGTGCGACCGAAGATAAACGACCGCGGCACATCGCCGCCGGCCTGCAGTGTTCCCTGCACGCCGTTCGTCTGATTTTGATCCTTCGGATCCTGCAGCTTCTTTGCAAGAAGGCTGACACCCACGCCAACAGCCGCATTCAGAGCAAAGGCGCTGACAGATGCGAGGAAGGATGTTTGGGCAACGCCAAGCCATCCGGCCACCAAAGCGGTCGAGAAAATTGCCATGAATTGATCCGAGAGGAGGTGGCGCGCTTAGTCGGCGCGCGGATTTAAGGCTTTGATGAAATGCGTTTCGGCCGGCTCGTAGCCGCGCCGCAAATAGAGCCTGGTCGTCAACGGCTCCGATCCGAGGCCGACCATGCCCGCAAGCGAACAACCACGCTCAACCGCCCACGCTTCATATGCCGAGAGCATTCCAACGACGGCCTGACCACGAAATGCGGGATCGACCCACCAAATGATTTCGGAGGCCACTTTCACGGGCGCGAACGGATGCACGCTTGCCTGCGCTGTCAAAACGCCGCGTGCGATGTCGTCGGGCGCGTAGACGAGGCAGAGCCGATCCTCATCTGCCAAAGAAGCCCGAAACAATCCATCCGCCATAGCCGGTGAAAACGGGAACGGTACGCCAGAGGCCGCATGGAAGGCCTTCGCCATCGACAGCACGCGCATACGGTCGGAAAGTTCGGCACGACGGATCATCGGGTTACTGCCCGGACGCTGATGGCGATGCGTTGCGGGCTGCTGCTTGCGATCTTGCCGGCCTTTCTGCCCCAAAAAAATTCCCAATCTTGCACCGACGTCACATCTCGGAAGAAGTCGTCGGTCGGCGAGCGAAGCCGCTGACTGTCCTGTGAACGGGTATCGGGGTTCTTTCGCGTCATCTCCTGCGTGTGCGACATGCACGTCAGGAGGATGGAACCTTCCTCGCCTTCTTTCGGCGTCGTAATAACGACTGTATCGACGAAACCGACAAAGCGGTTAAGAGCGGCATCAACCATCTGCCGCGTCGTTGGATCGAAGAGGCCTCGATAGACCTCGACCCCAGCCTGTTTAAGATCGTATCCGCGAATGACGCTGGCGACGCCTTCCTGCAGCTGCGACAAGGTGACAGTGACCGTCTGTACAGTCAGATTGGAAACAAGCGGGATGTCGCTGATTTCGATCAGCGAGCCTGCGCCCTCGAAATTGCGCATAACTGCAATTCCGGTGTTGGGATCGAGCACTAGCGCAGACGCATTTCGCAGGTCCGACCAGAAGCCATATTCGAATGGCGAGCCGGTTTCGATGGTTCGAACCTTGAGCCAAAGGAAATCGCGCGCGACCAGGCGGCGTTGGCTCAAGGCATCTAAGTTGTTTGCCGATATGCTTCGCATTAGCGCGCCTCTATCCCTTGAAAAGTAACCGAGCCGCGACCGGTCGACTTGTCCGCTGTCGATGAGAGCGTGCCGGGCACTAGCGACATGAGGCAGTAGGGTCGCAGTAAGCTCACCTGTGCATTCACGACAGCAGTCGGCCAAAGGTGCGGGCGCAACTCGAACTGCGGTGTTGTGCCATTTGCTCCGACTGTGATTGCTTCGACAACACGATGCAAGTCCGCTGCACCGATGCGGATAAAGTCGCCAATGCTCACTTTGAAGCCGGAAGGAAGTCCCTTGAGCGACACAAGCCGGCCGCCTGAAACAGCATTCACCTGACACAATCCGGCGAAAGGCTGCGGCCAGGAGCCGTTGGGATACGCCAGCGGATAAAGACGGCTCATCGGCGAAGCGACAAAGGATTGTGCGCCGTTTTCAAGCACTTCGAGACGCGCGCGCCATGCGTCCAGCGCGTTCGCGCTCATTGTCTTGGATTGCCAAGTCGCCTGCCATAGCGGCGAACCTAGGTCTTTTACTGTCGTGCGGCCTGATGCCGTGCGGCTTTGCTCCTGACGCCATAGAGGAGCAAACTCAGTGTTCCAGCCGGGAAAGTCCGTCAAGAGATCGTAAGGCATCTGGATCATGGCTTAGATTCCCTTCACGCGACTCTTGTTGGCCTTCTGGACTGCAGCAACTGCCTTGGCGTTGAAGTCGCGGCGCTCTCGCTCTAAGGCCTGTTCCAGTCGCGCCACAGCCGCCGTGTCTGCACCCCGCGCGTCGACATTCTGATGGAGGACGATTGACGGCGCGGCCGGTCTTGTAGCGGCGGTCATCATCGCCGAGCTCGGCATACGAGGCGCGCGAACAATCCCGCCATTGGCAAGCATGAGCTGACGGCCGCCGTTGATCGCCTCAAGCATCGCACGGTTCTTTTTCGTGGCGGCTGCGTTGACGACGAATTCGCCGTTCGAAAGCATCGCAGGCACCTTGTCGGAACGCGGGCCACCGGGACCGATGACATGGCCGCCCGTCGCCAGCTTTTTGACGGGACCGCCATCTGCGTGGAACAGCCCGCCGGTCAGCTTGGAAAACCAGTTGTCGCTTCCGGACGATCCGAACAGGCCGTCGATAGCCAAGTCGAGCAGCTTTGAGCCGATCTTTTCCAGTACATTGCCTAGGGCTTCGGCGGCCGATTTTCCGTCGATGAGGTCCTGAACGAAGCCCTTCGTGGCGTCCTTGCTGAAATCACGCCAATCCTCAATCTTCTGCCGCAACTTGTCCTGACTTTCAGCCAGGCTATTTGCATTGGCATCAGCCTCGCCATAGCTTTGAGCCAGCGCCCGCATCGCCAACGCCTGCTCTTGCGCAGCCGGCGAGAGCTTCGACAGATCGCCCGTAAGCAATTGCTGCGCCGATGTCAGTTCGCGGCCGGCAGCAGTCCCATGTTCCTGCGAAAGGTTCAGTAGTTCTTGCGCCTTCTGCAGCGTCGAGAGAGCTCTACCGTGATCGTTGATCAACGGATTTAACGCAGAACGTAGACCGGTTTCCTCTTTCAGTTGCTCAAGATAGCGCTGCTCTTGCGTCAGCGACTTGTCGAAGTCGGCGCGATCGTCGATGCGCTTCGTGCCGGCCGTCGACATGCCCGCGCGCTTCTGACCGTAAGCAACCACGTCGTCGACCGTCGCGCCACGGCCAAGAATGGTCGGATTGGCGCGAACGGCATCCGCTGACAAAACATTTGCTGCCAAGGTCCCCGGTGCGGCTTTCAGGACGTTGATCGCCCCTTGCGGGCCAAGGAAGTGCGCTAGCTGCAGCTTATATTCGTCCGCCGTGTCGGCAACCGAGACGCCGGCTTTCTGCAGGATCTGCGCATTCTCACGCGCATAAGCGTCGATCAGCAGTTTCGATTTTGCGCCATTGCTGCGCAAGGCAAGGATGGCCGGGTCTGTGAGCGCTGCGGCTTCATTCGGGAAGTACTTCTTGAACAGCTTCAACCAGGTGCTCTCGATGAACTGACCCAGACCAGTCGCCGATGAGTTTGGATTCTTGGCGTTCGTGTTGCCTCCAGATTCCGCGCCGACAACGCGGTCGGTGAAGCCCGAAATCACGCCATCGAAAGCCTGTGTGGATTTCTCGTTCGCAAGTTCCGTCTTGGCCTGAATGCGGGCCTGTGCTTCCGATATGGCCCCGCCGAAATCCTTAATGTTCTTGATGACCTCCTGCGTGCGCTTATCGAGTTCCTTTTCCGACTGCGACTTTTCCGACTCTGCCGTGCGCTTGTTCAGCTCCTGTTGGGTAGCCTTCTGCTGGCGATAGTAATCCCGGTCCTGCGCGGAATTGCCTGCCGGGCCTGCCGTCTGTTCCGGGCCCTGCGTGCGGAGGCTAGGAAGGTCCCGCGTCAGAACCGTGGAATACCGCTTTAGGGATTCCATCTGCGGCAGAAGCTTGCGAAGGCTGGCAATCATGTCGTCGATTGGCCGGCTCGGCTTCGTCTTGGCGATGTCGTCGAGCATCTTACTCAATTGCTCCAAGGTGCGGCTGCCATCCTTGGCCTTGTCCATGATATCGAGCAGTTGCTTTGCTGCATCCTTATCCGCAACCGAACCGCGCGACCTGGTTGCGCCCGAACCCGTGATCATCTGCAATTGGTGACGAACGTCGCCAAGGGTATCCGGACCACTGAAATCGAAGAAGTTGGACCAAGTCCGCCCCTTGATGCGCTCCATTTCATCGGCGATATCCGAGAGGCGCTTGCGTGTCTCTTCCGGCGCCAGGTTCTTAATGGCTTCTGCAGCACCATCAATCTTTGGCTTCATGTCGCCGGCATAGATGCCGAGGTTCTGCATCTCCTGTTTCAAGCGGTCGGTGCGCTCGCTTGCCTCGATCGCAGCATCCGCGAAATAACCGAGAGCAACGGTAGCGCCCACGCCGATGACCACGCCGATAGGGCCAGCGGCTGCGCTAAGACCAGATATCGCAGTACCGACAGAAGCCGCCGTGCGCGCCGCCTTGATCGCGCTGACGAAACGACCAACTGCAACGCCGGCTTCGCCCAACTTGAGGACCATGCCCCCAATCGCGCGGCCGACCAAGGCGCCAGCTATCACCGCCGCAACCTTGAGGGTCGTGTCCGCTATCGTGTCGAAATTGTCGGCAAGCGCACCAAGGCCTTGCACCAGGCGTTGCGACGCGCCGAGGCTGGAGTCCGTCGAGCCGATATATTTGGTCAGCGCGTTATCGACCTTGGTAAAGCCCTGCGCAATCGTCTCGGTGGAGTTGGCAGCCATGGCCTGAATGGAGGGCAAGCCCTTGAGGAAAGCCTGAAAGAATTCCTTTCCGGTAACCGAACCGGCATTCACAAGGTTTTTAAGCTTACTCACAGAACCGCCGGCCGCATCGAGGCCGTTGGCGACTGCCATCAGGATCGGCCGCGCGCCTTCGTTGACGGAGTTGAACTCTTCGGCCTGTACGCGGGCCTGGCCGAGCAGCTGGCCGAGCTGCGTCAGTGCGCCGGACGCCTCTTGCGAGCTGGTGCCAGCAACGCGCAGCGCCGTCGCAACACCGTCCGAGAAGCGCAGAAGCTCGGATTGCGATGCGCCGAGATTGTCGCTGGCCTGTGCTGCCTTGCCGTAAAGACCGGTCAACGCCCCGATCGGCGCGGCGTTCTTCTGTGCCGAAGCAAAAAGCTGGTCGAGGACATTGACCTGCTTCGTGCCGGTGACGCCAGCTACAGCGAGGCTGTTTTTTGCCGAAGTCCAGGCATCGGCGTATTTCATCACCTCATTGACTGACAGTAGGCCGCCTATGCCGGCAAGTGGCGCAATCAAAGACTTTGCAGCTCCACGGCCTATGCCATCGAGATTGCTGTTCATTTTCCGAAATCGCGCCTCGATGGCACGCGCCTGTGAATTGGTGACATCGCGAGCCTTGAGCATTTCCCGCTGGTATTGCTTAATGTCCGCGCTCAACTGTACGACGAGCTTTTCAACGTCGGTTGCAGCCATAATTGATCCATTTCAGGAGGGGTAGAGTGAAGAAGATTTGGGCGGTTCTGCCGCTAATGGGGCTGGCGGGATGTGTGTCGCCAGAGACGGCCAATCAGGCTTACGCGAATATGGCCTTTGCAAATCAGCAACCGCCATCAGCGCAGGTTCGAAAAGTGGTCGCAGACTACGCGAGGAAGCAGTTCTATGACCCATATTCGATGCGCGATGTCAGCCTGTCGTACGTCATGACGGGCAATCTTCCCGGCAAGTCGGTTGTTTGCCTTCGGGCCAATGCCAAAAACCGATTGGGAGCTTACACCGGCCTTTCTGGAACGGGTTTGCGCATGACCGACAACGTCATCACGGATGTCTTTCAAGAAACGCCAGAGTGCAATGACGGCAGGTTGAAATACGTACCGTTCCCTGAACTCGAAAGGGCTTAGCCGCCATCGATCCATTGCCAGAGATCGTCTTTCTCTCTCTCGGTCAGGCCTTCCTCATCGCTGTTTGCAGCGATGTATCCGTCAAGAGCCGAGAAATATTGAAACATCGACATTTGGCGAACCTGCTGCGGCGAGTATCCCATCGCCGCGCCGTTGCCGTAGATCGCGCCAAATCTCAGTTTTCCGTTGGGGAGGTCGTCGAGAGGTTCCCCGCTGGATTTGGCGCGTCTGCCTCCCCCGGTTTTTCGTCCGTCACACCGATGACGCCGGCAGAGAGGATGGCTTGCGCGAAGTGCAGGTTCTCCATCGGTGGCCGTGCCTTGACGTAAAACCGAACCTTCTTGAGGGCATCGGTCGGAGCCATGCCGCCACCGACGAGGCCAAGCCGGATCGTTTCGGCAATGTCCGCCATGCGCCAGCTTTCATCGTAGAGACGGCCCAGCAGAACATAGGGGCCGGCGTCGCAAGCTTCCTGAAGCTCTTCCAGCTCTCCCCACCCCAGGCGGAAGACGTGATCGCCATCCGCCCAAGGCAGGCTTATTTTCGCGTCGCGGCTCATGATCATGGACCGGGCGGCGTGACGACGCGAACCATTTCGCCATCGCTTTGCATGCTGACATTCTGCGTCGCACGCCGGCCGTTCGGCGCCCCTACTTCAAGTGTCTCAACATGCATTCGGCCGGTCCACGTAATGGTTTTCGATGGAAACTCCCATTCGACCTTGGCCGGGACGGATTCCACACTCTCCCATGCGTCAAGCCAGGTCTCGGTACTTTCGAGGGCGAGGACGCCTTCACCACTGATACCCATCGAAAGCGACGTTGCGTCTCGCCCGAGCCAGTCGACCTTGTCCGGATCAGCGCAGTCTGGCAGCTGCACTTCCTCAAGCGCCTTGGTCAGGGTGATCGTCTTCTGAGTAAAGCCGCACGGGGCGGAATACACGATCGGCGTAGCGGAATTGCCGAGCAGGACGCGGATTTTGCCGCCCCTCACTGTGGTAGGCTGTGCCATGGCAGTAACTCCTAGATTGGCAGCAGAAAGGAACCGCCCGACTTGGACGGCTTACGGCAGGACGCCGATTTGAGAAATCGCTAGAACTTGTCGACGGCGACCGCAAAACGAAGCGCGGCGCGTGAGGTGAGGCCGTCGGGATCGCGTATGATGTCGCGCCCCTGATATTCGAGGGCCACAAAGGCGTTGTCGGTCAGCGGCAGTTCACGTTCATGAAGTTCGTCTTCGATGGCGCGAGCAATGCGCTTCACCTCGACATAACCGACCCCGCGCGACCAAACGTCGATCGGCAAAATGAAGTCGGTAGAGCGAACGCGATCCGCATCAAGTGGAATTTCGCTATCTTGCCCGAGCGAGATAAACGGAAATTCGGCCTTGACGTTGCCGCTGGCCTGGTCGCGCGGCGCGCGATCGAAGATGCGACCCTGTACCAAGGACGCAAGGCGGGCGCTGTTCTTGAAGAGCGCGACCAAGGCGACTTGGATTTCGTAAGAGGCGTCTTCGCTCATGAGGATGAAACCACCGACTTTGCGGCGTCACGGACGCCTTTACGGATTTGCCGGATTGCCGACTTTCGGCCGGCACGCCAACTCACATAGAAATAGGGACTGGCGGGCATATCGACCGTGCCGAACTCTTGCCAGCGAGCATAGAAAGCTTCCTTGTCGCCGGCATAGATCGTGATGGTCAGGTCGCCGCCCATCGAGGCCTTGACTTGCGAAACGATGCCGGCGCCCTTCGGAGCCTTGCCCCACGTCCATGCGATACTATCGCGAAGTGCGCCGCGACGACGACCGCGAGCCTCATCCTGCAGGACGGGAGCGAGGCGACGCATCATGCCGACAATGTCGTCGGCGGCCTTTTCCATCTCGCCCCGGATCTTGGCGGCGGCGGCTTCGGGCAGGCGCTTCAACTTGCGTTCAAGGCGAGCGAGATTAAGGATGCTTGTCATCCGTCCGCAACTCCACTTTGACAGAGGAAATCAAACCAAAGCCTGTCATCGCTCGGCGTGACATCACGAATGTTGAAGCTCTGGCCGGTGCGTATGTCACGCACGCGCCAATCCGTCGTCACACGTCGCGAGAGGAGCGAAGCCCGCACAAACATCACCTGGCTATGCTGCCCCTGCAGCCGAGAGGCGAGAACCGTTTCGCCGCCCCGCAGATGGAGGTAGCCGGCGCGAAGCTGGAACTGCTCTTTCCAGTGGCCTTCCGTATTGCCGTCGAGGTTGTCGATTTCCTCGCGAACATCGAAGGCGACGCGATGAAGAAGGTCACCGGTTGTTCGCTGCTTGGGCATCGGCGGGTTCCTTGACTGAAGCAACTGCGACTGCCTTGCCATCGCCGAATGCCTGGCGCGCGCAATCGCGTGTGACGACGCATTCCATGCCGGCGAGATATGCAATCGTTACCGAGCGCGTCGGTTTGAAATCGAAATCGCGAGTGAAGCGGATGCGCGGCATCAGGCATGCCTCCTATGATTGACCATAAGATCATCGAACGCGCTTTCGCCGCCGGCCGGTTGATTCTCCGGATTGGTGAATGCCGCAGCGATCCACAGCAGCATTGCATGCTCGACAGAGGCTGGCAGTTCTTCGCAGCCGATGTCAGCCGACACGGTTATGCGGGAGTCAGCTAGGATCGAAGGCCAGGCGCGGCCTGTCCGAAGAAGGATTGCGGCCTCCATGCCGAGTAGGCGCGGCAAGTATAGGCTTTCCGCAATTGTCTGCTCGACGCCTGCGGTATCGACATAGCTGATTGACGTGATTTTGCGGACAGGAGCAACGTCGATGCGTTGGAAGTCGGCGAAACCATCACACTCCATCGTGACGGACTGCGGCGAGAAAAGCTGGCCGCAATAGCGCTCGGCATGATCCTGCGCCGCATCGACGATGCGCTTGATGTCATCATCGAATTCCGGGTTTTCAGGAAGCTCACGGCACTGCCGCTTCGCCACCTCGAAGTTGATGGCAGGCGCCGGCTTAGCGCCAACCGTGACTAAGGGATACCACATTAGCGGGTCTCCCGAGCCTTCGGTTTGACGGCCTTTTCGACCTTCGGGCCGGCAGCGCGAACCGCCAGATTAGCGGTCACCAGGTCCTGCTCTTCCTTGGCGGAAAAGCGGTCGGTTTCCTCGCCGGGTGACAGAGAGAAGCCAACACCGGCAATGCCGACAAGCATTTTGATAGCCATGATCTAACTCCGGGGAAAGGTGGTCGCCGGACTGGCGACCACAGTTGCGCAGATCGGCGCTTACGCCGCCTTGGTGATGAAGTGCTTGACGGCGGCGCTGTCACCCAATTCGCCATCGAAGCGGGCCAGTCCGGCAATGCCCATGTCGGGCCAGAAGCGTTCGCGCAGAACGCCAATGACGGTCGAGCCGACCTTGCGAACGAAATACTTGCCGAAGTCGCCGAAAATCATTGGCTTTTTGCCGGCCGCAAGATCGTCCATCGCCTGGTTGATGCTATAGGACCGACCATTGAGAAGGTCCGGCGTGCCCTTCTGCACATCACCCTTCTGCCAGAGATAGTTGCCCTGGCCGTCCTTGAGTTTGCGGACGGCAAGCAAGGTATTGTCGTTGAACATGTATCGGGCCTTCGGCGACGTGCGGTAGGCCGGGTCGACGGCATGTTCGAGGTCAATCACGTCGTCGAACGTGATGCCGTTCGCGGTTGCCCCGGTCTTGCCGAAGGACGACGCGGTGACGATGCCATTCGGCGCCGACTGATTGTTACCCGTTGTCAGGCGACGATTGGCAATGCGGCCGAGGCGTTCGCCAATCAACTGGCCCAGCAGGGATTCCATGTTGAAAATGGAGTCCATGTCGAGTTCCCATGACCAGCGAACGAACGGCGTCGCATAGGCATAGGCATCCAGCGACTTCTGTCCGAATACAACATCGCCGCTGCCGTCATCGAGCAAGGCTTGCGCTTCCGTATGTTCGGCTGCTTCCTTGTCGGTATCATCGACGGCCGGAACCCTCATTGGGTTGCCGCTGGACGTTGCGATCACAGTGCAGATGGCTTCATCATACATCGGACCCCAAGCCTTCATGGACTTGATGATCTGCGCTTCCAGTTCGGTCGGGACAGTGTAGCCACCGGCCGACGCCGTACCGACCGTCTGCGCACGCTCTTCGAACTTCGCCGCGCCCTTATGCAGCACGGCGCGTTCTTCCTGCGTGAGCTGGTCGAGCGGGCCGCAAACAGCCTTGGCGAAGACGTGGCGGTATTCGATCTTGTCGCCCTCTTCCTGTCCGCGACCTTCGGCGCCACGAGGCAGAGGACGCTGGCCGGCCCGACGTTCTTCGTCGCGCTGTTCGAGCTTCAAAAACTGCTCTTCGCGCTCTACCAGTTTTTCGAGGCGATCATGCTCTGCCATGGCGGCGTCATGCTGAGCTTCCAGTTCCTTCGCACGCGCCTCGTCGGTCGCGGCGTTGATCTGGTCGAGACGTTCGCGAGCTTCGGCGACAATCTTCGCCTGCTTTTCGCGCATTTCCTTGATGCGGTTTGCCATCGTGACAATTCCTATTTTCAGGGTTGGCTTGATTGGGCGAAGGCAGGCGAGCCTTACGCTTTACTCCGGACTCTTAGGTCCAGGTGGGCTTTCATGCGCAGCCGCAGTCCGGCGGCATTGAAATTCTGCTGGCGCTTTTCCTTGCGGGCTTCATCGCGCGAGCGCAGGGCAATCGAGGTTCCTTCATAGGCCGGCTCGGAAACAACGGAGACTTCCAAAAGCTCGACCTGGTGAATGGTGCGGGTATCGACGGTGCCTGTCATGTCCCACTCGTCATGCGTGACGATGAAGCCAAACGACATGCCGGTGATATCGCCGCGCGCAATCAGCTCGCCCACATCGCGACCGTCCGTCGTGTCGGGCAGGTCGATTTCGACGGCGAGGCCCTTGGCATCTTCCTTCAGGCGCAAGGTGCCGGCGCTGCTGCGGCCAAGCAGGCGCTGGCGGTCATGACCGTAATAGGCGCGCACGTCGGCTGTAGTGAGGGACTGCGAGAAGGCGCCAGGCGCAATGATCTCACGGAAGTAGCCGCCGATATCGGCCGTCTCGCCGAAGGTGGCAGCGTAACCGGCAACGGTGTTCTTGTTGCCATCGGCGCGATGCGAGACGGGCAGAGCAATCGAGCGGGTTTCAGTCTTGGCCGTCATCATTGCCTCCATCTGTGGGGGTCGCCGGATCGGCGGAAGGGTCGGAAGGGGTTGAGGCGCCGGGAACAGGCGACGTTCCGAGGACGACGGTCGCGCCCTGCACGAGAAGCTGGTCGGCGGCCGGGTTGTCATGGCGCGGCCGGTTCTCGATGCCGCGCGCCTCGTTCGGCGTGAGCTGCGATGTCTGAATGGCGCGGGCAAGGCCATTGATGCGCGACAGGAAATCGCCGCGCAGGAGGCCGTCAAGATTGTGCTCGACGTAGCGATTGCCGTTCAGCCGACCAAAAACCTTTAGATTGAACTCGCCTTCGAAAGCCGTCGCCCAATGCGCGATCAGGTGTTTGACAAGGTTGATATCCTGCTGCTCGACGTTGGCGAAGTTGCCCTTCGTCAGATCCTGCAGGAAAGCCAAGGGAATCTGCCAGGCGCGGGCAAACTCTTCATTCTGGAACCTCCGGGCTTCCGTCATCTGCCCCTTGGCTGGATCGAAGCCGACCGGGTTAAGCTTGTAGCCCGGCGGTATGGGAAAGACCGGCTTGTCGGCATTCTTTGCCTCGTCAACCGACCGGTGGATATCCGCCATGGCGCGAGCCATGGCATCTTTGCCCGCAGGCATCGGCCCTTCCAAGGCGAGAGGCGGCATGCCGCCGCCGGCAAAGAATGTGGCCGCATAGTCCTGCATCGCGAGGGCCAATTGAATGGCCTTGCCCGCCAAAGCAACTGGCCCGAAGTGTCCCGTCATGTTCGAGCGAAGCATGAACGGCACGTCGATAACGTCGCTTGCCGGATAGTCGATGCCATCGCAGCTATAGACCAGCTCGCCGCGAATGCCGACACGACGAATAGACGTGCGGGCAGGGTCCATCGGCCAGAGATGTTCCAGCGTTGCACCGTTCACGCCGCTTCGCTCGATCCACGCCAGGCCACGCCCGCCCGTAAAAACTTGCTGCCAGAAGTATTGCCGGAACTTGAACGAATCCATCTGATCGTTCGGGTTCTCGTGAATGACCGTCTGCAGCTTACCGGTCAGCTTCACCGCGCCGTCATTGGTCTTGCGGTAGCCATGGAGTGGCACGCTGGCGAGAACGCGGGAAAGGAACGCGACGGCGCAAAGCACGGCGGGCACGGTGAGCGCACGCTCAATGGTGATACGCGGCAGCTTCGTGGTTCCCATGCCGAATAACGCAAGGAAATTCTCCGAGCTGACCGGCACTGTCGGGTTCTCGATGCTCTCCCGCTTTTCGACACGGCGCTTGCTCATGCTCTAGCCTTCATCAATGAAAATTCGGGATCGTCCCAAGGGGAACATTGGGTAACGGAACGCTCGCGGCATAAGGCGACGCCGATGGACATTGCTTGCGAGACCATGCCGTCGATGCGGCCGAAGGCGTGTTCCTTGTCGAACATGCGGTGGCCGGTGCGGTTCTCGGCATAGACGACCGATGCGGCGCAAAGATCCAGCATCGGGTTCGGTTCGATTTGGATGCGCGTCTCGTAGATCGCGTTTTCCAGCTTGTTGATGGAGTCAGGCATCCAGAGATAGATTTCCTGCTCGCCATCTGGCTTGCTCTTGTCGACCTCAAGAATCCGCTTCTGGAAACCTTGAGGATGGATCGTCAGGGGCAGGCTCGCCCCGATATCGTCGGTCAGGTGCTCGCGCAGCCGCTCAAGTCCATATTGGTCGGCGGCGCTTTCTTCCGGCGCAAACTCGGCATGAATGCGGGCGATGGCGTCGGCGAGCCAGGCATATTTCAGCCGCTCGCCGGGAACCGCTTCGATGAAACCCTGTCTGACCCACAGATCATAGGGCGCCTGGTCGGTGCCTGCTCTGTCCAGCAAGGTCGCTGCTGGCGTCCAGAACCACGTTTTCGAGGCGAGGACTTCCGCATCTTTCGTTGAGTCGAGAACCCATGTCAGCGTGTAGGCGGTGAAATCTCGTGTCTGCGAAAGGTCGAGGCCACCAAAGCAAGGATAGCCGGCCTCGACCAGCGCCGCGATATCGAGCTTCTTTTGACAGGCAAGCCACGACTCCCGCTTGATCGCGGCATTCACGGATTGCGTCCACTCACAGAAGTTAAGGCGAGCGACGTCGTTGCGCTTGCCGGGAATAGCTTTTGCCAGCGCCACCCGGCCGGCGAGCCATTCCGTCGTGATCGTCACGTCCAGTAAAGGGTTGACCTTCTGCCAGCAGGACTGATCGTTCTCCCAGTCGTCGCCTTCGTCGAGCGCGCAGACGAAAGTCATCGTCGTGTCGTCATCAACGATGCCGGCGGCAACCTTGACGGCGTGCTGATGTTCCTCCCAGCAGATCGACTTGCGATCGGTGCCGCTGTTCGTCGCCATTAGCATCAATGGCTGCAGGCGAAACTTGAAGCCAGCTTCCAGCAGGTCGATGACGTTGCGGTTTCGGTGCTCGTGCACCTCGTCGCAAAGGCCGCAGTGTGGTCGAGGGCCGGACTGCCCGTCATCTGACGATATCGGTTTGAAGTAGCGCTTGTCGCCCTTCTTGCCGACATAGGTAATCTGCCAGACCGGGTTTTCGCCCTGTGTCGTGGTGCGGCTTGTGAGGCGCGGTGACTGATTGCGCATCGACACTGCGTCTTTGAACAGTACCTGCGCCTGATCCTTCTTGGACGCGGCGGCATAGACTTCGGCGGCGGCTTCGCCATCGGCCATCAACATATAGAGGCCGATGCCAGCAAGCATCGGCGACTTGCCGTTGCCCTTGCCTTCCTCGTCGTAGAAACGGCGGAAGCGACGAAGGCCGGTTGCTGCCCATTTCCAGCCGAACAACGATCCGACGCGGAATGCCTGGCTCGGATGGAGTGTGAACCTACGGCCTTGGAACTGACCGTCCTTCAGTCGCAGGTTACGCGGAAACCACCCGATGACCTTGTTCGCAGCCTCGATATCCCAGGTGAGACCGCGCTCAGGCCCGTCGCGCAGGTCGCGCAGATGGCGTGCACACTGGTTGCGGACATGCGGGCCGGCGACGATGTTGCCGAGTAGCACATCTGCGGCCCATCCGGTCACCGGATCGGCGTCATAGTCGGGCGCCGGGATCTGGTCGGCCGGGAACAGCTCAGTCGAAATCGTCGGCGCCGTCATCGTCATCGTTGAAGCTGAAACCCATCTGACCGGACGCCTGCACGGCACGCTCCGATGCTGGCGTCATTCCGAAGTCGCTGGCGAGGCCGCGAACCTGCCGCCAGGTCTCGTTTAGCTGGCCGACTTCCGGCCGCGACTTCTGCTGGTCGCCGTTGCGGGTCTCGCTCGTGTAGCTCTCGCCGTTTTCCCAAACGTCGAGCCGCAGCCGTTCGTATCGGGCAATCGTCCAGCAGAGGGTTTCGAACATGTAGACGTTGCCCTCATGCAGGCGCTTGCGTTGCGGATGGCAGAGAGGCGGGGCGAGGCGATCCCAGATGTTGCGAATCTCGAACGGCAGTTCGTCGGGTCGAAGTTCCCGCGCACGCTGCGTAGCCTGCGCGTCGAACCGGCCGGCATCCTTGCCACCGGTAAACGGTACGACCTGTTCGCTGTTTGGCTTTCGACCCTTCATGACTGGTCAAACCACCCCGTCGCCAGAGTGGCTTTTTGCCTCCAATTTAAACTTTGCACACAGAAATGACCCACACCGGTTGCAGGGGTCGAGGGGTCGGGCTTTTGACCCACCCCCCGGTCACCGCCGGTTGGCGGGGTGGTTGGGGTCGATGGGCCAGCCGTCGAGGCCGGTCGCGGTCGAGAAGCCTCGATGCTCTTCGGCCTGCTTCGTGGCGTCGTGGTGGGTGCTGCATAGGCTCTGCAGCTCACCACACCAGAACTTCTCAGGGTCGCCTTTGTGAGGTTCGACATGGTCGGCAACGGTCGCGACTGTGATCCTGCCTTGCAGCCTGCACATGCGACAGATCGGCTCTGCCTTGAGCTGAAGAGCCCGCCGACCGCTCTTGCCTCGCCAGGCTGCAAGAGAGTACCAGCCGCGCCATCCGGCGGCGTCAGTCGATCGTTGGTCAGCCATTACTATAAGGTAGAAACAACAAAGGCGACCTTTCGGTCGCCTATCACTAAGTCATAGCTTACGCATTGACCCTGAATCTGTGCCTCGTCTTTCGAGACTGTCAGGGCGGGGTCCGGGCGCGAGAGCGTAGGTCACTAAGAACCGGATCAACCATTGGTGCAATTAGTTGTCACGAACGGGCAAGCATTGCAATAGGCATCAGCATGGGTGTCTTACGTCCAAACAATTCCAGTTCGATGACCGGCGTGCCGTTGCCCTTACCGCCGAACGCCACAACCTCACCAACGAAATGCATGAAAGGTCCCTCTTTCACCCGCATCCTCGAACCGACCGGGATTGCGTCAACCTTCACCTCCCAATCGTAGGCGCCGCTCTCTGCTAACTCTTTGAACGAAATTAGTGTTTCATTCGATACACGATAAGGGTTGAGCCATCCACCGACCACACCGCGAACGTGCTCAAAGCCTGCCAATCCCTGCAGAGCATAGCCAGATGGAATGCAGCGGACGAACACGTAGCATACAAAAACGACCTCTTTCGATGGCGGCAACTCCTTGTGGTGACGCCGCCTCTTCGGCCCCAAGCATACAGGTGCACAAGCCTCGATGCCGCAATCGAGCATTGCTTTTTCCACAGCAGGCTCACGTCCAGACTGCACTTGTAGGACGAGCCAAGCCGCATCGTTGGGAAACGTGTCTGCGATTCGCTTGCTAGCAGCCTCTATGCAGCGCGCGCGATTCGCTCCCTCGCGAGCGATACGGTCGAGTTGCTGGATTCCTTTGTCTGAAACCAGTCCTGCAAAAGGCATAGGGTTAAGCTGCATCATGGGATCTGCCTTTCTGGACATCGGCGATAGCGCCTGCAAAGTCGTCGAGTGCGGCACGCACCGCCTCGTCAAAGGGAAGGTCGAGATTGAGGGGAGGGAAGTAAGCGCGCACTGCGGGCCGCGTATCGTCGATCCAAGGCCAGCCACGCCGTTCATGCTCGCGCGCCCATGCCTGCCAGATATCGCCATCCCGCATAACAGCGACAAAGCCAGAGGCGACGTCCTCGTAGAGCGTCTGGCAGACGGACGGCTGACCGCTGCGAGCCTTTTCGTGCATGCGGTTGACGATCGACCAGCCAGTCTTTCGAACCTTCTCGCGCATCAGCTCGGCCTCGTCGGCCTTGCCTTGCGCAACCAGGCCGCGTTCCGAAATGGTGAGCGCGGCAATCTGCCCGTAAGGCGCTCTTAGCAGATCGGCGAGGCGCGCCGCGCCCCAGAGCTTGCCATAGGGCGCAGCCGCCGCATGTGTAGCCTTTGCTGCAGCCTGTGGGTCGGCAACGTCGTTGAAGAGCTTTTCGCCGAAGTATGTGGATGGGGCAGGGATGTGCGACTTGCGTTGTTCCCGTAGCTTCGCCAGCCATACCGGCTTGCGCCGTTCGGCAATGTCGCGCTCTTCGTCGGTCAGAGCGAACCATTCCCTCAGCCATCGGTTCTTGGGCATGCCCTCCGTCTGCGGCCAATCCTTCACCAGCCGCCAGAACCGGTTCTCGATTGCCTTGCGCTCTTCCTTCGAAAGCTCGCGCACGCCCTCTCTCAAACTTACGGGTTCTCTTACTGGTTCCTTTACAAGGTTACTGTCCAGATTCTGGACACGGCTTTCCGGAATTTCTGGACTCGGCTCGCCCACGAAGCTGGACTCGGCTTCCATAGGGCCGTGTCCAGTTTCTGGACATGGGTTTTTGTCCTGCTTAGATGCAAAAATGGCCTCGAAAGGAAAGTAATAGCGGGTCCGTTCCTGCCGTTTCGAACCCGCTTCTCGCCGCTGTTCGCGCGCGATCAGGCCGGCCCTCTCAAGCTCGCCAAGGTAGACGTTCAACGTGGATCGCGGCACCTCGCAGTTTTCCGACAAGTAGTCTTGCGAGGGAAACGCTCCGTATTCCGGATTGTAGCAATCGCAGAGATGCCACAGGACGATTTTCAGCGCAGGTTTTATCCCGCGCTGCTTGATCGCCCAATTGGTGGCGTCGTGGCTCATTCCGCCGCCTCTCGCATGTGCAACGCTGCATTGGCGACCATGAAGCAGACGCCGCAAGTTCGGGTTCCGGTCTCGCTGCGAACCGACCGCATTGCCGAAATCTCCGCATCAAGGTAGTCGACACCCGCAAGGAAACCGGCCTTACGCAAAATCGCACGAATGGTGCCGTTCTCGCGGTCCAGCACTTGGATGGGGGATCGAAGCAGCCATTCGGCTCGCTCCACATGGGTCCTGCAGTCCGCAAGCTGCTCGACGATTGGCAATAGTCCAGTCATCATTCCGCACCTCGTTTCCACGCGTTGAATTCGGCACGCAGCGAGAGGAAAGCCTCCCGCGCGCGCTCGTCCTTGTTGATTTCTGTCTTGGATTTGATCGCCAGCAGATCTTTCATGCGGGCATCAGCGGCTTGCCTGTCGGCGATGATTTCGCCGTCACTTTTGATTTCGAGGAACCGATGAAACAGCTCCCCTTGGCAGAGGATTGCCGCATTGGCCGCGTAGTCTTTCGGCTTGTCGACCAACTGCTGTTGCAGTTGCTGCATTTGGCCTTCCAGCTGGCGAACGCGGGCAGCGGCTCTCTGTATCAGGTCGAGCGACATGCACAGGTTTCGCACCCCGCCGGCAATCAGCCGGATTTCGTCAGGCAGTGCCCGCCGGCTGAAACGGCAGATTTCGACCTCTTCCCCGCTTGAACGCCGGGCGACGAGTGCGGTAAAATCGCCCGTCGTTTCGATTTCCCAAACATCGGCCTCAAGTTGCACGCGGATATCCCACAAATTTTTGAGGATATCCCGTTGTCTCTGGCGTTCGCTTCGTGCCGCAACGTTCATGCCGCACCGCCTTCCGGCTGGCCCGCTTGATTGCCCCAAAACTCCCATTTTCCGTTGAGCCGGATATCCCCCGCCCGTAGGCTTTCCTTGCGCTGGAAAAGTTCCAGCTTGCGCATGTCGGGATAAAGCCGCTCGATTTCCTCGGCGAACCAAGCCGGCTTGCGGCTATGCTCAGTCTTGACCTCGCTGTAGAGGCTTTCCGGCTTGGCGGTGTAGAGGTCGATACCGGGGAAATTACCCCGCTTGCAGATGAGCAGATGCTCCGTGCGGTCACGCACCCATCGGCCCATGCCGATATTCACCTTGTCCCATGTGATCGCGGTGACGTAGGAGAATCCCCAAGCTTCGACGATCCGAATGGCATCGCGGAACCGGTTGGTAGTGGTCCAGAAGTAGAGGATGGCATCCTGCGTGAAGGGGCTGCGTTCGCCAGCACACAGCGCCATCAGCTCGTCGACCGTCATGGAGGGATAAGGCAGACCCTTGTCTTGCCCGGTCTCGTCGCTCCAAGCTTCCTGTTGCCAGGGCACATCGCAATACCCCACAGGGAAGGCCGCGCGGGGCATCTCACCAGGCAACCGCTCGCCCTTCTCGGCAATGTGATTGATCAAAGCGGTACGGATCATGCGGGAATGCTGCTGCCGCTCGGTGCGGATCGCCTTGGCCTTGGCGATGATGTCCTTTTTCTCGGTGCGCAAAACTTCTTCCTGCGCCTGCCGCTCAAGGTAGCTCAGGGATTCGCCAGCATTGACGGAGATTCTGCCCGTCTCGATGGCAGCAAGCAGCGCCGGCACGCCCTGATCGCGAACCCGCCTTGCAGCGGTGACGGCACGTTCCGAAATCGACATGCGGCGCGCGGCTTCGCGGGTCGGCAAATTTGCTGACCCGGCGGTCGCCTGATTCATGCCCCGTTCCCAATCAACGATTTTCGCCGCGACCATGGCGCGCTGACCATCGCTCAGGTGACGGCGCCGAAGATTGAGCGAGAGGACGAAGCCGAGCGGGTCGTCTCCCTCGTAGTCCTTGGTCCACGGATCAATACCTATCCGGTGGCAGGCCTCATCGCGGTTTCGTCCGTCGATGATCTTGCCGTCGAGAATCCAGACCGGCTGCTCCTGTCCGCGCGCGCGAATGTCGTCGGCCAGCTCGTCCAGCTCTGTCGCCGCAAACATAGGAAATAGGCTCGCCAAGGCATGATGCGGGATGCGATCAGGGTAGCGCGGAAGATCATACTTGCTGCCGACCGGCTCGACGACTGCTTCCGAGCCGCGATATTTTTTGATCGCTAACTCAGTCGGATACCAGCGGCCCGCGTCTTTCTTGTCCCGCTGCAGCAATCCCTTGCCATTGAGGCGGCCGCAGGCAGAGCGCTCGCTGGCGGAAGACTCGATGAAAACGCCTTCGGCGATTGCCGTTGCGATGATGCGCGCTGCCCGTTCGCCAGCCTTTGGAGCGCCCGTCATCACTCGCACCTCATCAGTCGGTCGAGGTAGGCTTCGCCCTTGAAGGTCACGACGTAGTGGCTGGATACGCCGGCGAGGCAGAGCATCCCCGCCCGTATGCATATCCATGCGGCCGGCCACTCGCCGTCCTCGATCCCGACTGGCTCCGGCCGGGAAAGAAACACGCGCCGCAGAAGGGCGCGTGCAGTTTCACCGATGGGTGGATCAATATCAGGGGTTCGAGCGTCCATCATTCGGAGCCACCTACGATATGAAGGCCCGCTTTCGCGCCACCGGTTGCGATGACGATGGCTAGCGCCTGCCGGAAAGCGGAAAGTCCGCGCTCGATATCGGCCGCGTGCCGGTCCATCGAATACGCTTCGGCCGGCGTCACATAGGCATCCGCCATAGCCGCCGCGCCGGTCGCCATCAGCGCCGCCGCCTTTTGCAGCACGTCGGAATAGGAGCTGAGAACGTTGACGTTCGCCACACGGTCGGTTTCCGGATCGGACAGCCGCCGGCCGTTCAGCTCGGCCATCGCCTGCGTGACGACGGGAACGCCACATTCCGATTCGAGCGCGTAGACGACGGATAGCGGCATGAGGTCGGTATCGCGCCCATTGTTCATGCGGCCGATATGGCTTGCGGAGACGGAAGAGACTTCGGCCGCGCGCTCGATGCCGCCGACCAGCTTGATAAGGTCGCGTTGTGCGGCTTTGACGCGGTGGAACCAGGCATCGGAAGACATGCAAAATCCTTTCCCGCGCCGGGAAATCCGGGCGGCTTTTCCCGTGGCGGGAATAGGTTCGAAATGCGAAAACTCAGAGTGTCAGCAGATCACGGAGGACCGCATGCGAGAGGCAACTTGATTGGACGAGGCAAGGCGGCGAAACGCCAATGCCGCGCAAGTGGGCGAGATGGATCGATCATTGACCAGCCTCCGTCGCCCGAAGACAAATTGATAGGAATTCGATGGCCGAGACCCGGCCACCCGTCCCGCGCTCAACATCGCGCGCCAAGTCCAAGCTTGGGTCTCTCTGACCAGAAATGGCGCGCGATAACGTGCTCGGAGATCGACCGATGCGAATTGCAAAGCTCGATAGCCGTTCATCATGTTCGTCGAGGTAAGTCGATAACGTGTCCATAGGCGCGGACATTGCCAAATAGGCAAATTAACGTCAATCGCTTTTTTGCCTATTTGGCTCTGGTGTGCGACGGAAAAACACAGGAAATTTGCCATATGGACAAATTATATCCAAACCGTTTGCGCGAATTGCGCGATGAACGCGATCTTACGATTGAACAGGTAGCTGAGGCGACCGGTCTGTCGGTGTCCTACGTTTCGCGCCTTGAGAGCGGGCTCCGAAATCTTTCAGTCAAAAATTTGAATCTATTTGCGCACGCCTTCAATGTTGAGCCACAGGAAGTCCTCGCGTCAAATACACGCCAGAAGGGCAACGCCGTGTCAGTAATGGGTAGGATCGGTGCCGGCGCGGAAATCCAGCCGGACGATGAGCAGGTGCCGCCGGAAGGACTTTATGAGATAGAGACGCCGTTCCCATTGCCGGATGATGCGATAGCCTTCGAAGTGACCGGAGAGTCTATGTGGCCTCGCTACGACCCAGGCGATATCATCATCTGCTGGCGGCAAGGCGTCGACGCCAACGAAGTTCTTGGTTGGGAGGCCGCCGTGAAAACAGCGACCGGGCAGCGATATCTGAAACGTGTTCTTCGCGGCGCTGATAGCGGAACCTTCGATCTCGAAAGCCACAACGCGCAACCGATACGCGGTGTAACGCTCGTTTGGATCGCCGCGATTCAATCCGTCATCAGAAGCGGGCAATGGCAAAAGTTACCGCCATCGGCACGCAACCAGCTCGCGAAGCGGATGCTCGCCCTCTAACAGTGAAGTAAATTAATATTGACGAAACCCGGCTTGATCGCCGGGTTTTCTTTGTTCATCGCCAAAATTGCCCATTTGGCAAATTCCGCTTGACGATGTTTTGCCTATTTGGCAATTATCATTGCGTCCGGGTGAATTTCCCTCCCGCATCCGGATACCGCGAACGCCGCGGCCTCTTCCTCCAGGCGGCGGCGAGGTGATCGGAGCAGGAGTAAGCCGGTGTTATTTTTGTTTCAGCAGACCAGCGGCATTGATGCCCTCGGGCCCATACAGGGTGAGCGCTGTCGCGCAGGCAGCCTCTTCGGACTTGAAAGCCCACGACGCAATCTGTCGGCGAGCTTCGGGCAGCACCTCGCCAGCGTCGTTGTCGAAATCGATCCCGTAAGCAGCCATCAGCGGCAAAACCGGTCCCTCCGTGTCCATTTCGATGCGTGGACACAGTTTTTGGAAAGCCAGCACCCGCGCAATCGTCTTGATGGCGTCTTGCCTTTCATCGGCAATCGCCGCCCCGGTCAGCGACGCGGAAATCGCGACCGCACACAACAATCTCTTCATTTCAATCCCCACTCAACCCACCCTTGCACCTTGGCACATTCGGCCCCCGAGGCAAGGGAGTCGTATCCGGCCGAGAGGAACAGCACCATGCAATCAGCAATACAGAATATCCCGTCTGCCACCGTTATCGGCCGCGATATCGCCCTCGAAATGGCCGATGCGATGCGCGAAATCGGCGAGGGCGCCACCCGCGAGGATCTAAAGCGGAAACACTTCACCGATCGCCAGATCAATCGCTACGGCGAAGAGGCGCGCGCGATCGCCGATAAACGCGTTGCCCGCCGGATCGGCTGATCGCCATGAACCATTTCACCCCCTTGCGCATCCCGTATCGACGCCGCTCGCTTGCTGGCCGCGTTCTGATCGTCCTTTGCGTGGCCGTTTCGTCGGCCTCGCTCTTGGTTGCCGCCAACAACATTTCCAAAACATGGCATGCCGCATCGAGCATCGGCCGGCCCGTAGTGGTTGGAGTACGCTGACATGGCCCGACACAATCAGAAACTTCCCGACAGCGAAAAGCTAATCGAACACCTTCTCGCTGGCATGGATCGCCACACGATCGCCATTCGCTACAATGTACAGGTCGGCACCGTTCGACAGCGCTTCGCCAATCTCGACATGATCGGCATCGAACGCGAAATCATGTCGAGCCGCCAACCCGAACCGAAGCCGGCGCCGCCGTTGCGGCCAGGCACGCGCATTGCCTCCGACCGGATTGTCATCACGCGTGCTTACTCGGCCGGCGAACTGGGTGGCTCGATCTTGCGCAGCATCTCTCTCCCGCGCGTCTCGTATCACGCGGCCTATCTGCGGGAGGCTGGCCGATGCTGACTGATACCTACATCACTAAATACTGCCCGTTCGACTGGCTCGACGAGGTTGTGCCGGTGTTGGTCGAGGATCCGGCCAAAATCGTTTTTGCCGGCGGCCCGACCGGCTGGCTGATCGCCGCCGACAAAGAAGAACTCGCCGATGACGAGGCCTATTGCCGGCGTCAGATCGAACCCGGTCAAGTCATCAATTTTGGTGCGCATCGGTTCTATGGAACCTTTGAGTTGTGGGTTGCCGAGGACGTCAGCTACGAGCTTTCAGCCGCCTTTCCAGACGACGCCACCCATTTCCGGCTGGTCGATGCCGATGAACTCGACATGCACAGCAGCCTCGACGAACTGGTCAAAGCGGGCAATCCGGCGGATTTTAGCGGCGCATCCCCGTTGGAGCCAGAGAGCTATGATGTCTTGGTCTGGTATTGGTCCGAGCCGATCCCGTTCCGCTTCGAAGTCGAAGACGGCAAGCCCAAGTTCGTTCGCTGTGCGGGGGTGTCATGAAAGCAATGAAGCTGGAAATCCTTCCGTCATCCCTGCCGCCGCTCGGCATCAACCGAGAGCAGGCAGCTGTCCTTGTGGGGATCGGAACCAATCTTTTTGACAAGGCGGTCGAGGTCGGCACCATGCCAAAGCCGCGCATGATTGGCGAGCGTCTGGTTTACGATGTCGGCGAGTTGATCGAAGCATTCCGCAGACTGCCCCACAAGGGAGGCGAGCAGGATGCGCTTGACGCAATCACAACGGTAGGCAATGCTTTTGACAATGCCAAAAAAGCTCAACGATAAACTGCCGAAGGGCGTCAGTCTCGACCGCGAATGGCGCACGCGGGAAGCGCGCTATTATTTCCGCGCGCCCGGCTGCAGTAAGGTGCGGCTGCGCGAAACGCCGGGCACCGAAGCCTTTGACAAAGAGGTGGCTTGCGCACGCCTCGGCGTTCCTTATGAGCCAGCTGGCACGCCGCCGAAGGCAACGCCGACGCTCAAGCGCCAGCACGAAGAGGGAACCGTTGATTGGCTGCTAGAGCAGTACAAGCGTCGGATCAAGGGTAAGATCAATGATACGCTTTTGGCTCGGCGCTCGACCATTTTAGAGGACGTCTGCAACTACAAATTCGGCGAGCGGCGTTGCGGCGACCTTCCGTATAAGGACATGATGCGCCGCCATGTTCTGGACATGCGCGACGATCTGAGAGAGACGCCAGGCGCTCAAAATGAAATCGTGCGTGCTATTTCTGCCCTGTTTTCATGGGCGATTGAAAACGACATCGAGGGCGTGCAGAGCAACCCGGCAGCAAAGATAAAGCTGCTCTATTCAGGCGACGGCTTCCATACTTGGACCGTCGACGAGGTTCGCCAGTATGAGGCGACGCACGCTGCGGGCAGCAAGGCGCGGCTGTTGCTGCATCTCGCGCTCTACACCGGCCTGCGGCTTAACAATCTCGCTATTCTTGGACGTCAGCATGTGCGGGAAGGCGTGCTCACCATTCGGCCCGAGAAGACCAAGAAGACGAGCGGAGTGACTGTCGAGATCCCTGTTCTTGCCGAGCTGAAAACGACGATAGATGAAAGCCCGCTTGGCAACATGACTTTCCTGGTGACCGAGTTCGGTAAGCCTTTCTCGACTAAAGGCCTTGGCAACAAAGTGCGCGAATGGTGCAACGAGGCCCAACTTTTTCATTGCTCTACCCATGGACTGCGTAAAGCCGGCGCTACCATCGCCGCCGAGAACGGCGCGACTGACGAAGAGCTGATGGCGATTTTTGGTTGGACGACGAAAAATCAGACGACCCACTACACCAAGAAAGCTCGCCGAAAAAAGATTGCGGGAGCTGCAATGTACAAATTGATACCCAATTGATGCTTAAGTGGGCCTTGGCATAGGGGGCAGGTCTATAGATTCAAGAGCTTCTCTGTGTGGCTCATCCTTTTCACAGATATGGCGCGCTGGACCTCGCAACCGTGCAGCAAGGACGCCAATCGCCGCGCGCCTATCTTCTCTCCGTTGCTTCTTCGTGCTCTCGGCGGCAGTTGTCTTGGGCCGAAACTCAGCTTGGAAATGGACATCCTGCCCATGTTCCGGTAGCCAGTCGCAATGCACTGAATAATGGTTCATGGCTATGCATTTGAAGTCGCCATAAAGGAACTCATAAAATCCGACGTAGTGTACTTGTTCATTGATTGGCTGCGGTGGCCGGTTCAGGCGCGCTCGCAAACGCTCATTCGCTATATCGGCAGCATTGCTGCCGTAAGTGTGAACTCCGTCGTCGTTTCGGCACAAGAATTTAGAAGCGACCGACATAGCATAAACGCCACCGTCAGGAATTTCAGCAAAAATTAAAAGAGCTTCTTCATCAAATATTCCGGCCGGCGTTACGAATTTTGGGTAGAGGGCCGCTCTGCAAACTGCATCACCGTTGAACATCATCGCCTGTAGACGTGGTCGAAATCAATTGCGCCCCTAATATGCTGACCAACTTCTCGTATGTATTATCTTCCGGGGAATCCAGATTGTGCACACAACGAACTTGGGATTTTCTATCCAGGTCCATGATGTCCATGTCATCTTCGTCGACCGTCAGATAGCGCTTTTGTGCGCCATAGTCCCATGTGAAAACCACAGCCTCACCGTCCTGGGGCAGTACGCGAGGCGGCGAAATATCGAAATTCTGAACTATAACGCCCAACAAATCTGCAGCCCGTTGAATAGCAGCTGGGCTAACATGAAAATCGTGATCTTCTGGCAATGCGCCCATTGCTTGCAAAGCGTTTTGCAATGCCCAATAGTGGGCAGCCCTACTACCATTTGGACGGTGAACGGTAGCGCCGGTGCCAAGCGCAGCCGTTACCGCAGTCTCATTTGTATAAGAGCTAGCGGTAAAGGAGTCCGTTACAGTTCCTGCCAGCGAGAATGGATCATAATAGCCCGTTCCGACTGCATTGCTGGAAACAAAAACATTTCTGTATGATTGCGCGCGCATATCAATCAGCCAAAGCTTGAGGTGAACCAATATTGGCAACACGGTAGAGTTCGCTCGCCAATTCATTGCAGATAGTGACTTGCTCTGCAACTTGAAAGATCCAGCCGCCAGGATTCGTATTAAAATCGAGTAACAGCGACGTGCCGAAGCGCTGTTCGTTTATCGGGTAAAAGGGGCTGAGCACGTCCTTCTCAGGCACGGGATTTCCCATTGCAAACTGTTGAATCCCCAGGACAGCGTATCGCACTACGCGATTAATTTCGAGAGACGCGTTCAGCCGCTTGCGGCGATTCAATTGTAAAACGGTGTCCCTCAGATCGCTGAGGTTAAAATCAAGGCCCGTGATTTTAAAGAAGTCAGCGTTGGCCTCTTGATAGTTAGCCATCGGCTTAAACAAATGTGCCACTACCGCAAGTCGGAGCGCATCAGGCCAAGTTGGGCCAACTGACTTAAACCTGTCTAAGACACCGTCAATTACCGCTCGTGTATCCAGCAAAGCCACGTCATCGCGTGGTTCATCAATCGCGGGAGCAGCCGTAATTGTGAAATCAATTCGCCCCGGCGCGATCAAAACTTGATATTCGGCGCCGTCGACATTTCCGCTCGCGCTACTCAAGAACGGAAGCGCTTGCGATATGACCTTGTTGCGCTGAGTAGCGTCCGGCTCATGGCCGACCAGTGGCTCGTACAACCTGCTCGCGACGAGTCCTTCAATAGACGGCACAAACCAGGCGAACTGAACGGACTGTGAGCCCCAAATTGTCATGACAAACACCAACCTATTTTGTTGATGCAACTCTTGCAATCAAAACACCGGAAAGCAATCGCTGCATCGCCACATTAGAGCAAAAATAGCAATCGCTTGTCCCACATATTACTTGAATAATTCGTGTGAGACAAAGTCATCTAAAATATCGTTAAATATCAATAGCTCAAAAATGAGGTGGTGCCCCATGCCGGAGTCGAACCAGCACTTCTTTCGAAACTCGATTTTGAGTCGAGCGCGTCTACCAATTCCGCCAATGGGGCAACGGATCCTGACGAGGCGGCTGTCTAGCATGTGATCGGCGG